GTTTTTCTTCTTTTTCCAGCGTTCCTTCAATCGCGTCTTGAATACCTTTATTTGCCTTTTTGATTTTTTCAGCATTGGTATTGACACCGTCTTGGTACTCGTTCATATACTGAACGCCTTTTTCTTTTAACTCGTTCGATTTTGTGATTACTTTATCTTGGGTGCCAGTAACTTCTGTGCCCCACTTGCCACCAGATAATTGGTAATCATCATAGGCCTTTTTACCTACAACTACAGCACCAGCTACCGCTCCTAATGCTACTAATCCAATTCCAATGGGTCCTGCCAAGCCAGCGATAGACGCTCCTAACCCAGCCACACCACTTGCCCCAGCAGCAGTAGCAGAAGCAGTACCTACTGATGCAACAGTCGTACTAAATCCTGCAATTGCTTTCTTCTCAGCTGCTTTAGCGGCTAAGTCTACAATCCCACCAGTCAATTTGCCGACAGCAGTTTGAGTCTTACCTATTACTGTAGCCCCGGTGCCAAATAGTTTTAATGTTGGACCGACAGCGGCCGCCATAAGCCCCCATTTAAGAATGTTCTGTTGAGTTTCATCATCCAACTCAGAGAATTTGTTGATCAACTGAGTTGCTTTCTCAAGTATAGGTGTAAACACTGGAAGCAATTTCTCTCCAGCGGTAATGGCTAAAACATTTAACGATTCTTTAAATCGAGCCACCTTATTGGCTGGTAAATCATTCATTGATTTTGCAATTTCTTTAGTGGCACCGTTAGCGTTATAAGTTTCTTTAGTTAACCCTTTTAACGCGTCACCGCCTTGCCCAACTAATACGTTCATTGCTGATTGAGATTCGGTGCCGAAGGCTAAGGCTATTGCAGATGTACGTTGCGCATCCGTCCAGCCTTCAGTGTTTTGCTTAATCTTATTCAACATATCTGGAAGAGTTAACGTACCGTTTTTAAACTCATCTACAGAAATACCTAGTTTTTCAAATCCGGCAATGTTTTGTTTTGATGGCTTCAATAAACGAGTTAATGCTCCACGTAATGCAGTCCCAGCTTTTTCTCCGCCGATACCAGCATCACTTAGCAGACCAATTGCAGAAGCAGTTTCTTCTACATCCATGCCTAAGCTATTCGCTACTGGTCCCACATACCCCATTGCTAGTCCTAAATCTGAGAAACCAGCAGAAGTTGCATTAGCCACATAAGTCAACGCATCCGTCACACGTGTTGCGTTCTTAACAGTGCTATTGTAATCTTTGCCTTTTAAATTAAACTGACTGATTACCTCGGTTGTTACATTCATTACATCGTTGAAGTCGTCCCCGGATGCTTTGGTAGCATCTAAAATAGAAGGCATTACACCAAGCGTTTGATTCGCGTCATAGCCTTTACGAACAATTTCTGCTAAACCAGTATTTATTTCAGTAGTAGAAACGCCATATTCCTTCGCCCATTTTTTCGAGCTAACAGACATCTGATCTAATTGATTGCGATATTCGGTTGTCATTTTCCCACCGTTGGTCAACAATGGACCAATTTCACCAATTTGAGTTTGAAAATCAACAGCCTTCTTAGTAGCCAATCCAAACCCAGCAGCGATCGGCGCTGTAACAGACATGGTCAATGTGCTTCCTATGCTAGACATTTTTTTACCGAAAGATTCAATTTTCTTTCCTGACTTAATCCACTGATCAGATTGTGCTTTAAGTTTCCCAGTTACACCTTCTGTTTCTACCTTCATGCGGGCAATTTGTCCTGTAGTGGTTTTCATCTGAGCTTCATAACTAGCAGACTTAGCAATCGCTTGATTCAATTCATTTGCATATTTAGCAGTGGAAGCCGTTGCTTTACCATTCGCGTCGAAGCTTTTATCATACTGAGTCTTTAACTTACTCATGTACTTTTCGTTAGAGCTAAGCGTTTTGCTAAGTCCGTCGTATTTTGTTTGCAAAGCGCCCAATTTATCACCCGATGAATTCATTACTTTCATCTGTGATTGCATGGCTTTCATATTGTACGCAACACTTTTTTTTGCTCCATCAAGTCCTTTTGAAAAGGCAGAACTGTCTAGGTCTAAGATAACCTTCATATTACCTAACGGTTTCCCGTTTGCCATAATTTTCCTCCTTTCCTAAATAGATTTGACGAAGTCTTTTAGGTCGACTTCTTTTGATTTTTCTTTTTTCGGTCTTACACAAGCAATTTCAATTAACGTGTCAAAAGAATTATTTTCAATATCAGAGAGAGACCATCCCTGTTTAGTTAATTCTCGGCACAATTCCAGATACATTTCTTCGGCCTCTTCCGGAGTTACTTTTTTGCATCTGGATCAGGATTATCTTCAATTCCCATTACTTGCCCTAATAAATCATCCAAAGTTTCCCGAGTTTTTTCAGAAGGTAATCCTTCCAAAATCTGATCTGTAGTCAATTTGTCTGCTTTGAAAATTTCCACTGCAAAAGCTAAATAAATATCTAACTGATCCCACAGCATGATTTTTTCTGCATTTAATTTTTTAATTGTTTGCAAAGCTAAACGATAGTCTTTCCCGGTTGTTTCTAATTTCTCAAAGACTTCTTTTTTGCCTTTTTTATTTTTTAATTCAATTCGAACTTGTGCCATCTATAATTTCCTCCTAATATTTTCAAATAAAAAAGAGGACTACTACAGTCCTCTAAAAACCTACGCTGGTACTAATGCAAGCAAATCTGATTTAAGTGTCTTTCCGGTGTAATCAATACCATGTGCTGTCAACCATGCTTTTATTTCTTCAACGGTATTCGCATTTGTTGGCTTTACATCTCCTTCAGGATCAAAGCTAGGTGTTTCCGGCTCTTGTTCGGGCAATGTCTTAAATGCTGGGATATCAACTTTCATTGATTCAACATCATTAACCAACCGAGTTGCTTGATAGTCTCCCTTTGCTACTTGTGTATTTGCTGCAATACCAGTGATAGAAAGAGGGCTTGTGCCCTCCACTACTTTTGTTCCATCTTTTTTATAAATTCTAAATGTATCTACCACACTCATTCTCCTAACTTAATGCGATTGTTGCCCCTGTCGTCGTCGGGGTAACTGTCCCAACGACTGGGCTTGTTACTCCCCCGCTGGAAAAGCCATTGTGCGCATTGCTGTAATTGACGCCTCTTCATCTCCAACATATTTAGCAACCGATTGCCCCTTTGCATCGCCATCAGCATCATTGGCAATTGCAGAAAATACATACTCCTCTGCTTCAGGTTCAAAGGCTTCATTTGTTGTAGTATTCAAATTGATAGCTTCACGACTAAACTTACCTTTAAAGATTGTCAACATAGCTGTATCCCCACCGAGATCTTCTGACTCCATAAGCAATGCGCAATATGGCGGCTCCGTGTCTTCGCCAAGAAAGCTGATCTTGTTTGCATCAGTTTTGTAACCAAGAATCTTGTCATTTAGATCTTCTGGCAAATCTAACAATCCAAACGTTGCAGAAATGTCCCCTGTTCCTTTTTGCGAGATATAGTAAGCAATATTTGATCCATATACCTTTGTAGCTTCTTTTGATAGGCCGCTAATTTCAGCGGATACAGTGGCCCCTTTATCTTGTTTACCTTCAATAACAAATTGATTAGCTGTTGGAATTTTACCGTCCTTATCAAAAATTCCGATTGTCATTTTTTTAAATCCGACTAAAGTCATAATTTATTTCCTCCTAATTTTGACAACAAAAAAAGACACGAGTTTTCGTGTCTTAATTCCTGTTATTCTGTTTTAATATTGTGTATCGTAAATTCGTGTATTCCCGTCATATCGTCGAGCGTCTACATAACGTCTAGTCTCCGAGAAATATTCGTCTAAACCTTGGCCGCTCACTTGGCCAAAACCAAGCTTCTTCATCTCTTTTTTAATTTCATACTGCATTTGTTTGCATGTCGCTCTGTATTTTGACTCCACATCAATTTGTATCAGGTGTTCGATAGAAAGCTCTTTATCGCTCCCGTGGAATGCTTCGTTCGGTACATCTGCAGGTCGAATTGTGATAAACGCACCTGTTTTGTCAGCCGTTTCAGGTTGCTCGTAAAACTTAATCCTGTACTCTTCTGAATCAGAGTTGTAAGTCATATCGTGGATATAAGAGTTTGAGCATAGTGCCTCATAAATTGTCATCAACATATCTTTCATAACTTATTCCTCAACTCCCTAGCTACTGTATTAAAGTAAATTTTTTCAGATGATTTCAGTGATTTTGTTATTACTCCAAATCCACGCGGCTTTATTTGACGACCATTTCTGGTGTATCCCCACTCGTTCAAATGGATAATTCGATACCGCTGTTTTGGACCGTTCCAGCCAATTTCAGCTTCGGTGTTTTCATTGCGGTACGTTGCTTTCTTTTTGACGACTTCATCGATAGTAGCGCCAGTGTCTTTAAAAGACATCATTGCCCATTTCATTTGTTCCTCAACATCAGAAGCCCCTTCGTCAACCGCTTCACGAGCAATTTTTCGTGTTTTAGTGGACCCTAAACGTTTTTCCATCTCACGTAGCGTTTCATTTACACCTTTAAAATCAACATTATTCATCGTCATACACCGCTAACAAAATCGTGATGAATCGGTTGTCAGTGAAATCATTTCGAACGTCAACGATGTTCCAACGAATGCCTGAATATCTCCTATCCATAACCTCTACATAATGCTTGTTTGAAACAATGTAGTCAGTTTGCGGATCTCTAATCGTGAGAGTTACTGCTTGTTTAGTCGTCTTTGAGTTCAAAATTTCCAAGTCTTTCATTGAGGGGTTATAAATCTCAGCGAAACAATTAAAAATGGTCTGCTTCTCTTGCTCGCCTGGCTCAGGGCCTTTATGAGGTCGATATTGAAAAAATTCAACAGGTGTTCTCATAGCGCCGTTATTGACTTTGGGTTTCTGGTACTTCATCTTCGCCATCAGCTCCCTCTTCATAATTTGCTAAAGAGACAGCCATTAATTCCGATTGAAAGTTATCATTGAAAAATTCTAACGAATCATTGTAGACATATCGGCTGCGTTCAATCACGAGTTCGCGAATTTCAGGATTTGAAACATTGTCAGTCCCACACCATCGCTTAACAGCTACTTTTGAACTTTTCAAAATATTTTCTAAGTTTTCATCGTCAGCAGTATGAAAGATTCTCATCCGCGATTTGAAATCTTTTAGCAATTTCTCATCCAATAGAAACGCCCCTTTCTATCGCAGTGCAATTGTTGCTCCGTCACTTGTCGGTTCAACATTAATAACTGCGGGGGCCTCTATTTTCCCTCGGATACTTTTAATCCCCAAACTGCAGCAGCCTTATCATCTTTAGCTTTCCCATAAGCAAACTGTTTAGCAGTGTATAAATCCATGTCTTCAATCGCTAATGTTTGATCGTATTTACGTAAAGTAATGCCCCCGCCAATATATGCATCGTATCGGCCGTTTACGAACGTTAAAACTTTTTCAGTTGCTTGCGCTAATGATTCAACAATTTTCAAATTGTAAGGTAACGCAGTTACATATACTCCTTGCGCATTTAATGAAGTATATTGACGTTTGACATCCCAAGCATCACTAGGATTAACTACCATGACAACTTTTCCATCTACAGCAACTGCATGACCTTTTTCGTCAGTTGAATGATGTTTGTAAACATTCGTTAGTTCTTTAACGGTCGTTGCTGAATCAGCAAATGTTAAATCGCCCATTGAAGTTTTTTCTGGATAAACACCACCAGTAATGGCTACACCTTCTTGAACTTGACGATTTAAACCAATCGGCTTGTCATTTCCATCTCCTGATAAAAAAGCAGCCTCTAAAGCCACTGCAAAAGCTTCATCAATTTGAGTAGCCACAAATGATTCAATCCAAGCTGGTCCGAAGTCTTTCAAATCCTTAGGAACAACTACAAACGCCGTCAATTTGCTTTGAATTGCTTCTTCTTCACTGAACGCTGCATCTAACTGACCTTTGATCTCGCCGAAGATTTTTCCCCATACAGCAACACCACTTGTTTCAGATTTCAAGAATTTCAATCGTAGCCCTGCGTTTACTAAACCGATTTCAGCTAATAGTGAATGGGCAGTAGTTAAGTTCTCAAAGATTCGATCAATGGTTTCTTGCGGCAACAATTTTTCTTCTTTATAACCGACGTCCGTG